CCTCAACTCTATCCATGAGTTCTTCCCAGTGATCTTGCCAGTATTCCACGGAGTAAATTTCCATAGTTGCATTATGTATAATGAAATTATGTGGCAAGTTCCTATCGCCGCTACTCCTGAACCTGCCGAAGGTGAGCACCGCAGTTGATCTCTCAACTTTTAAATTATACTACTTGAAATGTTCTATGTCAATTACTATACAGAATATCTCTGAAGTAAAAATCAACCTTGGTTAAACTTCCGGTTGGTGGTTCGATATCATTATTTGCCCAAGTCTTACAAAGATTGCACATCTTTGTCGTGATACCTTTTGGTCCATACATTCTTGCAAATGAGGACATGGCGAAATTAAATCTATTCTTATACTTCTTTTCCATGATCCAAATGTATCTCCGTATTATGAATTTTTGCAATTCCCAAAACTGGAACTACTATTAAAGAATAGCACAAAATAAAGAGAAACGCATCGTTCTCCATAAGAGTTCTAACTACTGCTAACATTTTGCTTACCGCACAAAAAGATAGAAACAACTGCAGAAAAATAGTGCAGTCATCTCTATCTATAAAAATATCGATAAGTTGTTATACTTATGTCAGGGGTTCCTAATGGAAAAAATATTTTAATCCTAAAGATGTTCTACCACCTTCAAATTCTTTTATACTACTTAAGTATTCAGCAAATAATTTTAAATCCTTACCATATTCAATACCAATAGATCCTAAAGGACCTTCAAAGTTATCTTTACTATCAAACTTTGAGTTGTTCACAGATATACCACTATACACTGTAAGATCTTGTGATAGTGGTGCTAAAAATTTTACACCAGCGTGATTGATACCAGGATGATCATCACACTGCATTGGTGATGAAAGATGTTCAGCAAACAATCTTAAATGTTTGTGCATATCATATTCAATACCAAAGGAACCAAGAGGGTCATTTAAATCAATTTGCTCAGTATCATAGGGTTCTATAGTAACTCCAATATATGTTTTAACATTATCTGGAGTTTGCGTTCCCAACAACACAGTTACTGCAGAACCAATCATAGTCATTGGACCAATACACAAACTCATTAAACATTACCTGGTGATAAGGATTGGAAAATTTTGGAACAAACATCAATGGCATAAGGTGATCCATATACCCCAGAGAAGATGTATGAGATACCCAACTTAGAACAATACAGTTCCAGTTCCTGACATTTTGTTATGTCACTAGTGCTATGATCAATAATGATATCACCCTCCTCAAGTAAAGGTAGCAATTCATCAAGTATGTCTTCTGCCTTTTGCTCTGGGAGTGTAATCTGAAAGATACCAGGAATTTTTCCTGCACTAGTAAATTTCTTATTATCAGTTTTAACTGCTCGGACAAGATACTCCAGTGAAGTTACGCATCCACTAAGATATCCTGCTTCATATTGTCCGCAGGCACTTTCATAGTTGGTACTACTGTAACCCCAAACTTCAATTCCCTTTGCAATCATACGGCGAGCCATACCTTCACCAGTACGACCTAAACCAATCAATCCAACTTTCATTTTAATCTTTCTTTATTTTTTACCGACCATGTTATTTCCATTGTAATAACCATCAAACTAATAAATCCAAAAACAAATAATCCACTCATCATAGTGTTATATTTAACCAAGGCAATAGTGGTGGAATTACTCCGATAAGTCGAAGTAAACCTTCAGCAAAAAGTGCGAGAACAACCCAGCCAACACACATACTAATAATTCCAGCATTACGATTGTGCTTTCGTATTGCATCGTCAATCATCTCCTGACATTGTTGTCGTGTTACGTAGTGCTCTGGTTTTATTTCACTCATCCTGTGAGACATTAGGCAAACTGCTCATTGGATCAGGTTGTCCTCCCACTATAGCACAAGCTCGCTTATAATAGTAGTTGTTTGTTGTGTCGTTTTCCTCAAAAACTTTTTTAATTGTTGCCCAGTTTTGAAATTCGTCGGGATGCATGGTAGAAATAAAGTGTCTACGATACTATTTAATGTATCAAATTGCTACACTAATTCCAACTATGGGGATATCTTAACGGAAGAGAGAGGATTCGAACCTCCGGAGGACTTGCACCCTCGCTAGTTTTCAAGACTAGAGCCATAAACCACTCGACCACTCTTCCAGTTTATCGGACATCAAAGTCCAATTTACGAACTTTACGTCTACGTCTCTCTTCTTGATAAAGAAGTTCTCCTGAAGAGAAGTGACTATCAATCTTCCTCTCTACATTATTAGTTACCATTACAACTTTATCCAAATCTTTGGCACCAATTTTATTATCAACCAAACTCATTTGATTGGGACAACCACAGAACTGAACTTTACTAGTGCTTGTCAGTTCTTTTCTACACTCTTTGCATCTGATAGTAATCATTAGTAATACTTTGAATTCGACATGCTCGAAGAGGGGATCGAACCCCCGACAATCTCCGTGTAAAGGAGGTGCTCTACCGCTGAGCTATTCGAGCAAACACTACACTTATCCGTATGCTATATGGGCATCACACCCAGTATACTGAAAGTTTGCAATGGAGTAAGACAGGGATCCTCCCTGAACATCCAAAGGGGGTTAATTCCATCCATCATTCTGGGTGGCACCTTTGGTTGGAACGTCTCAAGTTCCTGACTCCCCCGGCAGGATTCGAACCTGCGACCAGACGATTAACAGTCGTCGGCTCTACCGCTGAGCTACAGAGGATTATTATACTCTTTCTTTGTTTTGAAGTAGAGTTTATAATATCTCTTCTTCATTTCATTAAGAGTATCCATATCATCTTGAAACCCCATGTATTTACACATTTGGGATGACCCTTCCAATTCACTAATCAATCTTAGTATACTGACAGGATGTCTTTCAAGTCCTCCAAAATCATACTGAGACATCATAATAAACTGAAGGAAGCGGGTGATCGGGTTCGAACCGACGACATTCAGCTTGGAAGGCTGACGTTCTACCACTGAACTACACCCGCATATAGGTGGGCCTTACATGAAAGAGGAGGTGGTGGTCTCTTCCAATGCCCAACGACTCAAGTAGGATTCGAACCTACGACCGACTGCTTAGAAGGCAGTTGCTCTATCCTGCTGAGCTATTGAGTCATAGGTAGGGGATTAACCCCTTTCAACTCCGTCGTTGTTTTCGACAAAATCATCATACTGTTTTTCTGTGATTTCGTCAAGTGATACAACTTCTAAATCTTCTTTAGGATCGAACCACTCATCAAATTCTGCCATGATGGCCATTTGATCGTAGATTCTTTCTACACCCTTTTCACTGTACTCTTCTACTTTTTCAATTGCCCATTGTCGTATGTCATATACAATTTCAGGAGTTTCCTTCATAATAGTCTTTTCGGAAGTACCTGCTGAGGATGTTGCTATTGTAGTAGGCAGGTCCTCCTGTGTCAAGTGATTCTGTAAGGACTCCGTGTGTAAAGAGTTGTTTTGTTTCTTCGAAGTTTGTTTTGCCACCTGTTTTATGTAAAGACAGGATAGTTCTACTAAAGTTCTGTCTACCCAATTTGTCAATGTCCGTTTTAAGTTCTGGACAAGACCCATAATACTTTCTCCAATCTGATTCCGATTTTACTTTTCGTTTCTTTCCTTTAGGTGTTCTATGCTGCCAAAAATACTTTCGCCCAATGTATTGTCGTTGGTTTGTGAGATTGGTAATGTTATAAACAAAACCGTAGTTGTCCCGAATAAGGCTACCATCAAAGGGAATACCCAAATAGATCCATGGATTCTCATAATCAATATCGATACTCATCAATAATGTTTAATACCTTGTCGAGATATTTATGTGCCATATCTCGATCCCCTTGCCATACTGTCTTGGGTTCTTCGTATACATCATTTTTTAATTGAAGTACACGATTTTTCAACTCTTCCTTTTTCAATTCATTCTTAGGCATAATTATACAAAAAGTCGTTTCCCCTATTTAAGCACACATCAGAGTTGGAAACCACTGAATGTGTCCTTTTTCACATCTTGCTTGATTCCACCAACCACATAGGATTCCACTTCAGTCTCCTGGGGTGCTACCTGAAGACCCTTAGAAGAGATCCAGTGCTGTGTCCAAGGCAATGGGTTTGCTGACGCTGCAATATCGTATACAGGACGCAGACCGATACCTTTAAGACGACGATTAGCAATCCACTCAACATATTGTTGAAGGAGTTTATCGTTGAGACCAATCATTGAACCATCTTGGAACAGATAATCTGCCCAACGTTTCTCTTCATTAACAGCCTTATCAAACTGTTTGTAAGTCCACTCCTCTTCTTCCTTCATGATCTGTGCCATTTCAGGATCATCACCCTTCTTCCACTTGTTCAGGATGTTCTGGGTGATTGCCAAGTGTTGATTCTCGTCTCTTGCAATAAGGGAAATAATTTTAGCGGATCCTTCCATAAGTTTGAGTTCACCGAAGGCGAAACTACAAGCAAAAGAAACATAAAAACGAATACCTTCCAGTATGTTGACATTAGCAACTGCTCTGTAAAGTTTACGTTTTAATTCATACTTTCCTTCTAATGCTGCAGGAACTTGCTCTAAAGCATGTTGCCAATCATTGGAGTTATCGTAACGATGAGCACTACCAATAAAATCATCATATGCTTCTGTGACACTTGCAGCACGTTCTAGAATGCGAGGATCAGTAACAATCTTATCAAAGACTTCTGACGGGTCTGAGTAGATGTTCTTGATGATGTACGTATAGGAACGACTATGGATCATCTCCATGAATCCCCACACTTCCATACATGCTTCCAATTCAGGTAAGGAACAGTAAGGAATGAATGCCATACCAGGGCCACGACCTTGAATAGAGTCAAGCATGATCTGATACTTCAAGTTGGAAGTATAGATATGTTTTTGTTCTGGACGAAGCAATTGATAGTCACCTCGGTCCTTCTGCAAAGAGACCTCCTCAGGTCTCCAGAAGTATCCTAATTGTTGTGTGGTAAGTTTATCAAAGATAGGATACTTATATGAGTCATACCTCTGGACACCCAAAGGTTTGCCAAAGAACATTGGTTGCTTTTTAGTATCAACTTGTTCGGTATTAAAGACGGTCATGCCTTTAACATCTGTTTTCACATTTTCCACTGATGATACCTTAAACTGCACAGGATTCACACTCTCCCTCCTCGGCGTGTTCTAGATCTGATAATAAACTTTCTAAATTTGGTTTTTCTTCTTCCATCTCATCACTCTTCATATCATGAGTATTTTGATAGTAAGAAGTCTTCCAACCGTACTTATATGTAGTCAAAAAGTCTTGTGCCATTACAGACACAGGTACTTCATTATCTGGATAGTTTTCAGGATTGTAACTCCAGTTACCAGAGATTGCCTGGTCGAAGAACTTCTGCATCACGGCAACAACATTAATATAACCACGATTAGATTCCATATCCCACAGAAGAGTGTAGTTATTCTTCAGTGTTCCATATTGAGGAACAATCTGCTTAAGAGGTCCCTTCTTGGATTTTTTAATGGACAAGTAGTCTCTAGGTGGTTCGATTCCATTGGTTGCATTTGACACAACGGAACTGCTTTCCGATGGCATCTGTGCGGACAATGTTGAGTGCCTGAGACCGAACTCATTGATAGATGCCCTAAGACCCTCCCAATCATGCACTAACTCCTGACTACAAATTTCATCAACATCACTCTTATATGTATCAATTGGAAGAATGCCATCAGCATACTTTGTACGTCCAAAATTCTCACACCATCCTTTCTCTTTAGCAATTTGATTAGATGCTTTAAGAAGATAATATTGGAAGGATTCTGACAATCCATGAACAGCATCCCATGCCTCTTGAGAGTCGTATGCATACCCCAGTTTGGCGAGGTAATGTGCCAGACCAATGAATCCCACTCCAAGCGATCTACGTGCCTTTGTGGCACGTTCTGCTGCCGCTACGGGATACTCTTGATAATCAATTAATTCCTCAAGACTACGAACAGAAAGATCACACAAATCTTCCAACTCTTCGTCTGATTTAACCTTACCAACATTAACTGCTGAAAGAATACACAATGCAATCTCACCCAACTCATCATCAATATGACTAATTGGATCTGTCGGTAAAGTAATCTCTTGGCAGAGGTTACTCATATTAATCTTATCCTTAAAGGAAGAGTGACTATTACAATGGTCAATGTTCATTAGATACAACCGACCAGTCTCTGCTCTCTCCTTTAGGATATCCAGAATGAGTTCTTGTGCCCCGATAGTCTTTCTTGGAGTAAACTTATCTGATTCATAGCGTACATAGAGATCGTCAAATGTATCAGTACCAAAAGCATCATACAGACCTGGTACGTCATGCGGTGAGAATAAGCTAATCTCTCCATTCGTAATGAAACGTTCGTAGAAAAGTTTTGAAATTTGGATTGAGTAGTCAAGTTTCCTCACTCGATTGTCTTCTGTTCCTTTATTGTTCTTAAGAACAATAATGTCTTCTATTTCTTGGTGCCAGATAGGAAAGTGAACTGTAGCAGAACCACCTCTGATGCCGTTCTGAGTGCAGCATCGTACAGTTGATTCAAACTTTTTAAGGAAGG